CGTGGGCGCCGTCCGCGGCGCAGCTGGAGGCGCTGGGGGACGATGGCCGGGCGTTTGTGGCGCGGGTGCAGGCCGGTTACGTCGTCGGCGCGCTGGAGGGCGAGCTGGCGCTGGAGGGCGCGCATGCGGTGGATCGCCTGGCCGACCTCCGCGGCCGCCGGCACCGGGCCGCGGGCAAACGGCTGGCCGCGATCGACCGTCAAGAGCTGGCCTGGACGCGCGTGCTCAGCGGGTGCGTGCTGGCGCTGCGCGCGCGGCTGCTCCAGCCCCGCGCGGAGGCGCCGGCGAGCAAGTGGGGCGCGGCGGTGTGACCCGGGAAGCGTAGACTGGCGCCACGCGCGCCGAAGGAGGCTGAATGCTGCGAATCCTGCCGCTGTTCCTGCTGCTCGGCGCCATTGGCTGCGATCCGGCGACGATCGTTACGACCAATGTCACGCTCCCGACGGCGCCCTCGTCCGTGGTGACGGTGCCGGCGGCGACCACGACGAATCCGACGTGTCCGACGTGTCCGACGACGTGTACGCCCACGGCCACGACCACGTGCGGCGGCGGCGGGCAGCAGCAGCGCGCGCCCGATATCGTGAGCTTCGGGGCCGACAGCGCGCGCGTCTCGAAGGGCGGGCTCGCCGTGTTGCGCTGGGAAGTGCCGGACTTTGGCGCGACGGTGCGGATCGATCCCGGCATCGGCAGCGTGGCGACGACGGGCTTTGTGCTGGTGTTCCCGACGGTGACCACGACCTACACGTTGACGGCGCGCAATAATTTCGGCATCGCGCAGCGGCAATTTACCGTCGTGGTGCTCACGGCTGAGTGATGGCCCGCCGCGATCTCGTGCCCGCGGAGAAGGTGCGGCTGATCAACCAGCTCACCCACACGAAGGGCCCGTCGGCGGGCCAGCCGTTCCAGCTGCGCCCGTGGCAGGAGCGCATCGTACGCGCGCTGTTCAAAACCGATCCCGCGACCGGCCGTCGGCAGTACCGGACCGCGTTGCTGATGATGCCGCGCAAGAATGGGAAGACCGAACTGTGCGCGGCGCTCGCGCTCGACGGGTTGCTCTTCGATGGCGAGATGGGCGCCGAGGTGTACTCGGCCGCGGCCGACAAGGAGCAGGCCTCGCTAATGTTCCACGTGGCGGCGCAGATGGTGCGGAACGATCCAGAGCTGGCGGCGGCGTGCGAGATCGTCGATTCGCAAAAGCGGATCGTGCATCGCAAGTCGGGCAGCGTGTACCGCGCGATTTCCGCCGAGGCGTACAGCAAACACGGGTTCAACGCGTCGCGGATCCTGTTCGACGAGCTGCACGCGCAGCCGACGCGCGAATTGTGGGACGTGCTCGCGACGAGTACCGGCGCCCGCGCGCAGCCGTTGATCGTCGCGATCTCGACGGCCGGGTACGACCGGCATTCGATCTTGTGGGAGTTGTATCAGCACGCCAAGCGCGTGCAGCAGGCGCCGGAGATTGATCCCACGTTTCTCGCGGTGATCTACGAGGCGCCGATTGACGCGGACTGGACGGACGAGCGCGTGTGGCGCCAGGCGAACCCGGCGCTCGGCGATTTCCGCTCGCTCGAGGAGCTGCGCGCGGCGTGCCAGCGTGCGCAGGAAATCCCGGCGCAGGAAGCCGCGTTCCGGCGACTGTATCTGAACCAGTGGACCGAGCAGGACGTACGATGGATCGCGTTGGCAAGCTGGGATGCCTGTTCTGCGCCGGTCGATCGCGCGGCCCTGCTCGGCCGCCGGTGTTATGTCGGCCTGGACTTGAGCACGACGACGGACCTGACCGCGGCCGTCGCGGTGTTTCCCGATGACGATGGCGCGGCGTTTACCGTGCTGCCGCAGTTTTTCTGCCCGGCCGACAAGATCCCGTTGCGGGTGACGCGCGACCGTGTGCCCTATGACGAATGGGCCCGCCGCGGGCACCTGACCGCCACGCCCGGCCCGACGGTGGACTATGACGCGGTGCGCGCGCTGCTCGGCGACTGGCGCGAGCAATTCGACGTCAAGCTGGTGGCCTTCGATCCCTGGAATGCGACCCACCTGGTGAGCCAGCTCGAACACGTCGACGGGTTTACCTGCGTCAAGATGCGCCAGGGCAAGGCGTCATTGTCGGCCCCATCGAAGGCACTCGAAGCCGCGGTACTCGCGCGCACGCTGCGCCATGACGGGCACCCGATCCTGCGGTGGAATGTCGCGAACGTGGCCGTCGATACCGACCACGCCGGCAACATTCAGCCGTCCAAACAGAAATCGACCGAGCGGATCGATGGCGTGTCGGCGCTGGTGATGGCGCTGGACGCGATGCACCGCGACCAGGCCGCGCCCGCGGCCGCACCCGAGCTGTATATTTTCGCGGGGCCGTCATGACCAAGCGTCCAGGCCGACCGTCGCTCGATCCCGCGGACACCACGATGCGCCTGTCGCTCAGTCTGCCCGCGAAGCGGTATGACGCCCTGTCGCGCACGGCCGCCGCGGAGCGGACGACCGTCTCGGATTGGCTGCGTCGCGCCGTCACGCGCGAATTACTGCTGCGTAAACTTCCCAGCCCGCGCCCCTAGCGGCTACCGTCGTGCGGCATGGACCGCGCGTACGCCCTGCTGTCGGTCAAAGCCTTCGACACCGAACGCCGGACGATTACCGGCTTCGCGTCCACGCCGACGCCCGATCGCCGCGGCGACATCCTCGAACCGTTGGGCGCCAGCTTTCGGAATCCGCTGCCGCTGCTGCTGCACCACGACCGTGAGCGGCCCGTCGGCCGCGTCACGCTGACCGCGCGCCGAGACGGGATCGCGTTCGAGGCGCAGCTGCCCGAGATTGCCGAACCCGGCCTGGTGCGCGACCGCGTGAACGAGGCCTGGCACAGCATCAAGGCCGGGCTCATCACCGGCGTGTCCATCGGGTTCCGGCCGCTCGCCGACGGCGTGGCGATGCTGAAGTCCGGCGGCATGCACCTGCTGAAGACCGAGATTTGCGAGCTGTCGCTCGTCACGGTACCCGCGAACGTGGAGACCACCATCCACACCATCAAGAGTTTCGATTCTCACTACCTGGCCGCGTCCGGCCTCACTCCGCCCGGCGTCGCGGGCCTCCCGAAGAATCCGAGGCCGCTGATGGCCAAACAGACGACCGCCGAACACATCCAGAACCTCGAGAACAAGCGCGCCGCGTGCACGGCCCGCATGACGGACATCCTGCAGACGGGCGCGGAGGACGGCGCGACGCTGGCACCCGAACCGGCCGCGGAACACGACGGCCTGGCCGCGCAAGTCAAGAGCCTCGACGCCGATCTCGTGCGCTGGCGCGAGCTGGAGAAGCTCCAGATCACGACCGCGACGCCGGTACCCGTGACACCAGCCCTCGGCACCAAGGCGTACACGCAAGTCTCGGTGAAGCCGAACGTCCCGATCGGGATGCCGTTCGTGCGGCAGGCAATGGCGCTGCTCGTGTGTCACGGCAACAAGCACGAAGCCGCGGAGTACGCGAAACGCTGGGACGATTCGACGCCGGAAGTGGCGCTGTCGCTGAAGGCCGCGATCGCCGCGGGCACGACGACTGACAGCACGTGGGCCGCGCCGCTCGTCAACCAGGTGATGATCAACGACTTCCTCGAGCTGCTGCGGCCGGCCACGATTCTGGGCAAGATTCCCGGCCTGCGGAATGTGCCGTTCAACGTCAAGATTCCGATGCAGACCGCCGGCGGCACGTACGGCTGGGTCGGGGAAGCGAAGCCGAAGCCGCTGACGAAGCTGGCGTTCAGTTCCGACACCCTCGGCATGACGAAGGTGGCCGGCATCATCGTGTTGACCGAGGAACTGGTGCGCTCGTCGAACCCGTCGGCCGAGGCGCTCTGCCGTCAAGACATGGTCGCGGGGATCGCGCAATTCCTGGATTCGCAGTTCATCGATCCGGCCGTCGCGGCGGTGGCCGGCGTGAATCCGGCGTCGATCACCAACGGCGCGCCGACGGCCGCGGCGACCACAAACCCCGTGGCCGACATCATGGGGCTGATCAACCACTTCGCCACGAACAACATCCCGGTCGATGGGCTGGCGTTCATCCTGTCGGCGTCGAATGCGCTCTCGCTGTCGTTCCGCGCGAACCTGGACGGCTCGCCGCAGTTCCCCGGCGTCGGGATCAATGGGGGCAGCTACAAGGGGCTGACGTTCATCACGTCCAACACGGCGAGCACGAACGTCGTGGCGTTGCAGCCGTCGCAAATTCTCTATGCCGATGACGGCGGCGTGACGATCGATGCGTCGCGGGAAGCGTCGTTGCAGATGGACAGCGCGCCGATGTCACCGGCGGACGCGACCACGGTGTACGTGAGCTTGTTCCAGACGAACAGCGTGGCGCTCCGCGCGGAACGTTTCATCAATTGGAAGAAGGTCAATGCGAACGCGGTGAAGTACCTGACCGCGACGGCCTGGCCGGCGCCAACGGGCACCACGTCGGCCGCGGCCGACGCGCCGACCGTCCGCAACGGCAAAACCGAAGCCCGCTGATGCGTCTCTTCGGCCTGGAAATCAGCCGCGCCCGCCAGCCGGGGACCCTCAGCCCTCCGGCGGGTACCCTCGGGGGCGGCTGGTTTCCGGTCGTGCGCGAGTCCTACACGGGCGCGTGGCAGCAGAACGCCGCGCCCATCACGACGCCGAACGCGCTGGCGTACTTCGCGGTCTACGGCTGCGTCACGCTCATCGCGACCGACATCGGGAAGCTCGCCCTGCGGCTCGTCGCGCAAAACGACGACGGCATTTGGGAAGAGACCACGAACCCGGCGTACTCGCCGGTCCTGCGGAAGCCCAATCGGTACCAGACGATCGTCAAGTTTGTCGAGCAATGGATCACGTCGAAGCTGACGTGGGGCAACGCGTACGTGCTGAAGCAGCGCGACGCGCGGGGCGTCGTGGCGGCGCTGTACGTGCTCGATCCGGCGCGCGTGACGCCGCTCATCGCGCCTGACGGCAGTATCTACTACCAGCTCAAACGCGACGACCTGACCGGTGTGGGTGAAGGCGACGTCATCGTGCCGGCGCGCGAGATCATCCACGACCCGATGGTGTGCTTGTTCCACCCGCTCGTGGGCGTGACGCCGCTGTATGCCTGCGGCCAGGCGGCGCAGCAGGGGATCACGATTCAGACGAAGAGCGAGCAGTTCTTTCGCGGCGGCTCGCATCCCGGCGGCGTGCTCACGGCGCCCGGCGAGATCGGGGAGGACCAGGCGCAGCGCATCAAAGTCTACTGGGAAGAGAACTTCACGGGCGCCAACAGTGGCCGCGTCGCGGTGCTTGGGAAGGGCCTGAAATACGAGGCCATGACGGTGAACGCGGCGGACGCGCAGCTTATCGAGCAGCTCAATTGGAGCGCGCAGCAGGTCTGCACCTGCTACCACGTCCCGCCGGCGCTGCTCGACCTCGGCGCGACCGCGAATGTCACCGACCTCGAAGCGTTGCTGATCAAGTACCACAGCCAGTGTCTGCAATCGCTGCTGATCGCGTTCGAGACGGCGCTGGATGAAGGGCTCGAGCTCAACGCGCCCTACGGGACCGAATTCGATATCGACGATCTGCTGTGGATGGTGACGGCCACGAAGACGAAAGCCGCCGCCGAAGCCATCGGCGCGGGCGCCATGTCACCGAACGAAGCCAGGTTCAAGTACTTCGGGCTGGGCCCGGTCATCGGGGGCGACTCGCCCTACATGCAACAGCAGAATTTCTCCCTGAAGGCCTTGGCCCAGCGCGACGCCGACGATCCGTTCAGCAAACCGGCACCGCCGCCGCCGGCCACACCGGCCGAACCCGAACCCGAGCCGGAACCCGCACCAGAACCGCCCGACGACGAGGACGAGGAAAAAGCCTTCCGCGTCGCGTTGCAGAAGTCCCTCGAAGGGCTCTCGTATGCGGCCTGAATTCCTCGCCGAGCATCTGGGCGCGACGATGCGCGGGCTGATCGATCCGCTGGCGTTGCGCGTCGCGGCCCTGGAAGCGCGCGCGCCGATCCCGGGCCCGCCCGGCCCGGCGGGCCCGGCCGGGCCCTCAGGCCGTGACGGGATCGACGGCAAAGCGGGCCTCCGGTACCTCGGCGTGCATGTCGCGGGGAAGACGTACGACGTGGGCGACCTGGTCACCGCCGGCGGCTCGGCGTGGTACTGCGGGCGCACGACGACGGGCGACCCGGGCCGCTCGCCGGACTGGCAGCTGATGGTGAAACGCGGCCGGGACGCGCGCGCCGCGCGGGACGAGCGGGGGAGCGAGCGATGAAATTGGCCAGCCTCGCCGATGCCAAGATCCAGCTCCGCATCACCGACGCGGCGCGTGACGCCGAGATCACCCTGCTGCTCGAGCACGCCAGCGCGGAAGTCTTCCAGTACATCGGCCCGCAGGCGGATCCGACATGGGATGAAACGACGGCGCCAGACGTCGTGCAGGCGGCCACGCTCTACAGGCTGGGCCACCTGTGGGAACACCGCGGCGACGATGCCGCGGCCGACACCGAAGATAAAAACTGGGCGGGGCTGTCGCTGCGGCTGATGCGGACGCGCGATCCCGCGATCGCCTGATGGCCATCCCGACGCGCGGCCAGCGGCGGCACATCGTGACCTTCGAGACGCCAGGCGATCCGGTGCCCGACGGGGAAGGCGGCTTCTCCTACACCTGGACGTCGCTCACGCCGGCGGGCTGGTACGTGAGCGTCCGCCCGGCGACCGCGCGCGACGCCGAAGCCGCGCTGGCCGGGACGCTGATTACGCATGTGTCCCACGTCGTCACCGGCGACTATCACCCGGGCGTCACGACGGGGGCGCGCATGGTGTTCAACGGCCAGGTGTACGAAGTGACGAGCGCGATCGATGACGACGCGCGCGGGATCACGATGACGCTGGTTGCGGATCTCCAGAGCTGATGGCCACGACGCTGAAGCTGACCGGCGTCACCGAGCTGCTCGAGGATCTCGCGCGGCTGGCGCCCGGGCTGACGGCCGAGGCCGCGACGCTCGAGCGGACGATCGGCGAGCAGACCGCCGAAGCGCTGCGGGCCGCGCTGCCGGTCGTGACGGGGCGGTTACGCGCGAGCGTCCAGGTGTCACGCGAGTCGTCGGTGAGTCCCGCGCGCGTGTTCACGCGCGTCGCGGTGACGGCGCCGTATGCCCAGCATGTCGAATTCGGCACGTCGCGTGTCCCGCCGCGGCCGGTGTTCGTGCCGATCTCGCGCCGTGGGCGGGAAACCTTCGTCAAGGCCGTACTCGATCGCGTGCGGCAGACGGGCCTGAAGGTGACCGGGAGCGTCGGGCCGTGAGTGATAGCGGGCTGGTCGACGCGGCGGTGATGGAAGTGTTGGCCAACGATGCCGCGTTGACCGCGCTCTGTCCCGATGGCGTGTTCTGGGGCCGGGCGCCCGCGGGCGCAACTGCGTTTGTGATTGCGGCGCTCTTCGATCACAGCGAACGGCCCGCGCTGGCCGGCGACACGCTGTACGAGCAGACGGTCTACTTGATCAAGGCCGTGATCCTCGCCTCGAGCAAGACGCCCACGCGCACGGCCGCGGCGCGGATTCACGCGTTGCTCCACGGCGCCGTGCTGGATCTGTCGCCCGCGGGGTACGTCGCGATGGATTGCCGGCGGCTGGAACGGGTCGCTTACCCCGAGATTGACCCAGTGAACAGTGCCACGTGGCACCACGCCGGCGGGCAGTACGCGGTGATGAGTTATCCGGTTTCGTAGAGGAGTCCCGACGATGGCGCGACGACATGGCAGTACCGGCGAAATTCAGATGGATCCGACGGGCGGCGCGACGCCCGTCACGGTTGCGTCGCTGAACAAGTGGACGGCGGACTTTGAGCGCGACAAGGAAGATGTGACGTGCTTTGGCGACACGAACAAGGTCTACGTGCTCGGCCTGCCCGACGTGCAGGGCGATATCGAAGGCGTCTGGGATGAGACCACGTCGCCGGAGTTCATTCGCGTCGCGCTGGGCGACATTCCCGTGACGCTCAAGCTCGTGCCGTCCACGCTGACGCCGACGCACTTTTTTACCGGCCAGGCGTATCTCTCGACGAGCATCGAGTGCGCCGCCGATGGCGCCGTGACGCTCAGCGGATCGTGGGTCGCGGCCGGGCCGTGGACGCTGGAGCCCCCGGCGGCGTAGATGGAACCCGGCACGATCCGCGGCGCGCGCGGCCTGGTGAAGGCCGCGTACCTGACCGCCGCGGAGGTGACTGGCTACGTGCTGGCCAAGGAGCCGCTGACCGGCGCGTGGATGGTGCGCGCGACCGTCGTCACGAGCGATCCGTATCTGCTGGCGCAGCCGGATCTCGTGTTCGTGGCGCCGCACAAGGGCGGCGCGTGGCGCTGGCCGATCGCGTCCTGCCGCTGCGCGGCGACCACCTTCGAGGCGCGGCTCAAGGGGATCTAGCATGTCGATTCGTGTCCGACGCCCGGCGACCGAGCGGCTCGAGCTGTCGCAGGGCGATTTCCTGATCGTGAAACAAGACCTGACCGCCGGCGAGTATCGCGCCTTTCTGCGGGCGGCCACGAAGCCGATGGCGCTGGCCGCGGGCGGCGCCACGCCGGCGATGGAGCTCGACCCGATTGCGGCCGGTGAGGCGATGGTGCTGGCCTACCTGCTGGATTGGTCGTTTCAGGATGCCGACGGGCGCCCGCTGGTGATTGCGGATCAACCGCCGGCGGTCGTGCGCGCCGCGCTCGATCATCTCGATCACGCCTCGTACATGGAAGTCCAGCGGGCCATCCAGGCGCATCAGGCCACGACCGAGGCCGCGCGCGACGACGAAAAAAAAACCCTCTCTGGCGGGACCGGACCCGACAAGACTTTGACGTCTGCCGCGTGATGGGCTGGACATGGACCGATCTGCAGGACGTGCCGCAATTCGTGTACGACGAGCTGATCGCGTATCTGGTGGACGAACAGGCGCGCGCCGCGCGGCGCCGGTGACCCGATGGCCCTGACCGCCACACTGATCGCCGATTTCTCGTCGTTTATCGACGCCACGAAGAGCGCCGGCGTGGCGATGAACGACTTCAAGAAGGACGCCGAGGAGGTCGGCCCCGCGGCCGACAAGGGGTTCAAGTTCACCAAAGCGTCGGCCGTCGAGGCGGCGACGGCGGTGCGCCAGGTGGGCACGGACGTCGTCGCGATGAGCAAGACCTTCATCCAGGCCTACACCGAGGAGCAGGATGCGGTTGCGAAGCTGACGACGGCCTTGGAGAATTCGGGCACGAAGGCCGTGCCGGGCGTGGTGAAGGCCTATCAGGACATGGCCGGGGAATTTCAGAAGACGTCCCGGTTTGCGGACGAGGCCGTGATCGACATCACGGCGACGCTGACCACGATCGGCAAGGTCGGGCCCGAGCAAATGAAGCTGGCGCTGACGGCCACCACCAATCTCGCCAGCGCGCTCAAGATCGACCTCGAGACGGCGGCGCAGCTCGTCTCGAAGTCGCTCGATAACCTGTCGCACGAGAAGGGCCCCGTGAAGAAACTCGCGGCCGTCCTGGGCGACGCCTACAAGCCGGGCATGAGCGCCGCCGACATGCTCCAGGCCGTCGTGGACAAGACGAAGGGCGCGAACCAACGCGACGTCGAAACGTTCACCGGGAAGATGGAGAATCTCAAAAACGTGATGGGGGAATTCAACGAGACGGTCGGGGGCGTCATCGTGGACACCCTCTCGAGCCTGCTGAAGTGGTTTGGGGCGCTCCCGGAACCGGTGCAGAAATTTACGGCCGCCGTGGTGATCATCGGGACGGCGCTCGCGCCCGTGCTGGTGTCGATCGCGTCGCTCGTCTCGATTATCGGCGCGGCCGGGCTCGGCGCGGCGTCCGCGGTTGCGGTGGGTGCGCTAGCGGCGGTCGGCGCCGGCATCGCGGCGACGCTCTATAACTGGAACAAGTTCCAGGAGGGGATCAAGAACGACCTGCCAAAACTCATCGCGATCTTCAAAAGCATCGTCACGTCGGTGCAACAAGTCTACGAAGGGATCAAGCTGTGGCTTGTGGATAAGTTCATGGGCCTCCTGAACAGCATCAAGGGCATCAGCGATTCCATCGTCGGCATCTTCCGCAGCATGTATCAGGCGATCGTCGGCGGCTCGATCGTGCCGGATCTGATCACCGGCATCGGGAAGCAGTTCGGCCAGCTCGATCGCGTCATGGTGGACCCGGCCCGCCAGGCCGCGGCGCAGGCGTCGCGCGCGTTTGCGGGGATCAGCGGCGCCAGCCTCGGCGCGGCCGGCGGCTTCGGCGGCCTGGTCGGGGCCGGCGCGGGCGGGACCGTCGTCAATATCTCGATGACCGGCATGCTGGGCGCCAACGACCCGCAAACCAGGCAGGCGATCACACAAGTCGTCGGCGACGCCCTGGCGCAGTCGATGCGCGGCCAGCGGCTGCTCTCGAGCGCGTAATGCCGGCCGCGGCGCCGATCCACGTCGTGATTGACGGCCTGGTGGCCTCGGCGCTCGTGCGCGTCGCGGATCTGGTGATCACCGACGTGATCAACGAGGAGCCGAACACCGCGACGCTCACCGCGAACCTCACGCCGCATGCGCCCGACACGCCGCCCTTCTACCCGCCCGCCTTCGATCCCGGCGCGTTCGTCACGACGCCGCTGCCGACCATCTACCCGTCGATTCGCCGCGGGCAACCGATTGAAATCTACAGCGGCACCCTGGCGCCGGATGCGCGCCTCTTCGCCGGGGAGATTGTCGTCGTGCAGCAGCTCTACGAGGGCGACCGGCCCGCGCTGGTGGCGTACCACCTCTCGTGCACCGACTACACGCGCGCGCTCAATCGCCGCAAGGTGACGAAGAGCTATCCGACGCAATCGGCGACGGCGATCGTGCTCGACCTGATGGCGAGCCGCGCCGTCGACGGGTTCACGACCACGTACGTCGCGGCGAATCTGCCGAGCGTGGCGATCGATTTCACGTTCGAGGACATGAACCGCGCGCTGACGCGGCTGGCGAATCGCATCGGCGGCTACTGGTACGTGGACTACACGAAGGCGCTGCACTTCTTCCTGGAGGAGCCCGGCGACGTGCCGGCGCCGCTCGAGCCCGGGGGCGCGTGCTTCGACAATCTCCGGTTTGAAACCGACCTGACGCAGGTGCGGACGCGCGTGCTGGTGGAAGGCGCGGGGACGACCGTGTTGACGCAGATCAATCCCGGCGAGACCCAAGTCCCGGTGCGGGATGCGGTGATGTTTCCCGCGGGCGGCGGCCAGGCCGTCGTCGGGCAGCAGCGGCTGACGTATACGGGCGTCATCACGGGCGGGCCGGGCTCGCTGGTGGGCCCGGGCGCGACGCCGACGGTGGGGCCGACGGTGGCGGCGCAGGCTGGCACGGGCATCGAGGCCGGGACGCACGCGTACGCGGTGACGTTCCAGACGGCGTCGGGCGAATCGCTGCCCTCGCCGGCGGCGAGTGTCACGCTCGGGCCGCTCGCGCCGCCGGCGACGGCGCCGACGGCCGGCACGCCCACCGCCGGGAGCGGGCCCGAGCCCGGCGTGCACGTGTACGCGGTGAGCTTCGTCACCGCCAGCGGGGAAACCACGATCAGCCCGGGCGCGGTCGTGACGACGCAGGCCGCGACGCCCGTGACGCCGCTGGGCGCGCCGGGGGCCGTGCAGGATACCAGCTCGGGCGGAATCCCCACCGGCACGACCGTCCGGTACGTGGTGACGGTTCTGACGGACGTGGGGGAATCCCTGCCCGGCCCGCCGAGCGATCCGGTGACCCTCATTGTTCCGCCGCCGCATACAAGCGGGTCGTGGACGATCCGGCTCACCCTGCCCAGCACGAGCGATCCCCGTCAGACGGGCCGAGTGGCCTATCGCTCCGATAATGGCGCCCCGTTTCGCAAGGTGCGAACGTTCGTGAACCCCTCGACAACGGTCATCTTTGATGCCGCCCCCAGCGTCGCGAGCAATCCCCTGGCGCCGACCGTGGACACCAGCGGCGGCCCGGCGCTCTGCGTCGTGCCGCTCAGCGACCTCCCGATCGGCCCGCCCGCGGTGACGGCGCGCAAGCTCTATCGGACGACAGCGAACGCGCCGCTCACCGGCACGCCGCACAAGCTCCTGGCGACGATCGCCAACAATACGGCCACGACCTACACCGACACGACGCCGGATGCGAGCCTGGGCGCGGCCGTGCCGGTCACCAATACGGCGATCGTGCAGCAGGCGGCGCTCAGTGCCATCCCCACCGGCGCCGCCGCGGTCACCGGCCGCCGGATCTATCGCTCGGCCGCCAACACGGCCGCGCTGAAGCTGCTGACGACGATCGCCAATAACACGACGACGACCTACAGCGACGCGGCGGCCGATGCGACGCTGGGCGCGGCGGCGCCGACGGCCGACACATCCGGGCTCACGCAGCCCGCCGGCCAGGTGAACGCGGGCGCGGCGGTGATCCCGGTGAGCGGCCTGGCGCCCTTTGCGGCCGCCGGCGGCTTTGCGGTCGTGGGGAATTTTCTGGCGGGAGCCTGAGCGGGATCCCGGCCAGCGGGCCGGGCGCGCTCACCGCGACGGTCGCGTACAACGCGAGCATCACGGTCGCGCCGGCGCTGACGGGCGTCACGGGCATCACCGCGCGCGCGCTCATTGACGGCGAGGAGATCTATCTGCTCGTCGTGCGGGACGACGTCGCGGCGCAGACGGCGCTGGCGGCCATCGAAGGCGGCGACGGGGTGATCGAACACTTCATCCAGGACCGGCGGTTGTCGGCCGCGGGCGCGACGGCGACGGCGGTCGCGGAGCTGGCGCTGTTTGCGGCGCCCGAGATCCGCGTCAGCTACACGACGCGGGATCCCAAGACGCGATCGGGCAAGCTCGTCACGATCAACCTGCCGGCGCCGACCAACCTGGTCGGGGCCTTTCTCATTCAGCGCGTGCAGCTCTCACACTTCCACGTGCCGGCGCTGGCGCCCCTGCGGACGGTGCAGGCCTCGTCCACGCGCTTCAGTTTCGAGGATGTGCTGCGCCGGCTGCAGTTCGAGGTGTCCGCATGAGCAACGTGCTGAAGCACCGGTTCACGAGTCCGAAGCTGGACGGGTCCGACGCGACGCAGGTGCAGCCGTCGGCGTGGAACGAGGGCCACCAGTTCAGCGGCGGGACCGATGGGCAGATGCTCGTGCGCTCGACGGCCGATGCCACGTACGGCGCGGCCTGGGCGACGGTGGCGCAGCCGCAGGTCTGGACGTTTGTTGACACGGTGCTCCAGCCCGCCCCGACGATCCATCACGACATCGTGTGGACCTTCCCGGGATCGGCGAATGTGCGCGTGAGCCCCGCCTCCGACGGCAATGTGGAGATCACCGGGATCGTGCCGTCGTCGCCCGCGTTCGAGGGGAAGATGCTGAACCTGATCTTCTTCGCCAACGTGCCGCGGTACCTGCGGCTGCATCACTACGATTCCCGATCTGCGGCGCCGAACCGGTTTTTTCTGCCCGGCGGCGCGACGTTCACGGTGATCGGGCTGGCGGCCTGCGTCACATTGACCTACATGGCGGGGAATTGGTGGGTCACGGGGGCTCTCAATGCGCCGGGCGCGCTGCTGACGGACATCCTGACGCCGCTGCCGGCGCCAGAGGAGGCGCCATGAGGATCACCCTGCGGCTCGTGCTGATCGTGCTGGCGATCGTCTGCTTCGCGCTGGCGGCGGCCGGCGTGGCGAGCCGCGTCAACCTGACGGCGGCCGGCCTGGCGTGCTGGGCGGCGGCGACGCTGCTGCCGTAGAACGGTCGTCATCCTCATCGTCAGATGTATCAGCGACCATTTTCAATTCGAGTAGGAGCCACGGGATGATGGCCCGTCGCGCCTTCCAGGTGAGCTTGCCGCGCGGGGACGTGAACTGGGCCCATTCCAGGCGAAAGGCGCGGAGGGCTTCCGCGCGCTTCAATTCCCGGCTGGTGTGGGCCGGGTCGCTGATGACTTGCGCCAGCGTGAGTGTCCCGGTGGGCTTCAAGGGGCGGAGGACCGTATAGCGTCCATCGACGCAGGCGAGAGAGCCCCTTTTTGCCATCACGTTCAGACAAATCTTCACCATGAAGCGCACCGCGGTATCACTGCGCGTAGCCCCGACCGTCGCGGGTGTGGCTTCTGGCAGTCTCGGCCGCTGTATCGTAGTACTAGCCTGGCTTGCGGCTACGATATAAGCCCGTCCGCTGTTGAGATAGCTGGCGTACCTGCGGTGGGCATGGCCTCGGTCGACCATCCCAAGCGCAAGCGCCGCCGCTTCGATTTCGTCCCGCGTGCAGCCGGGATGTAGGCCGATCCAGTGATGGATCCGTTGGGTGCTGAACAAGGGACCGGCCACGAGGCGCGGACCGGTCCCATTCGCGTCAACCATGGACGGCAATCACCTGCTTGGCGAGCCGTTCGATATCGCGCCACGCCGCGATCCATTCGGCGCGTTTCAGGTCGTCAGGTTCGACGAGCAGCACTTCGTGGCCGAGGAAGGATCGGATCTGCGGCACGATGCGTTTGGCCTGCGCCATTTCCTTGCTGACGCTCGGCCGGTGCGGGGGCGGCCCGACGGGTGCCCATTCGCGCTTCGCGGTCTCGACAAGTTCCAGGGCCGCCGCGTCCGACGTGGCCTTTTTGATGTCCTCGACCAGCTTGTTCAGTCCTTCGGCCTTGGGCTGGTATTTCGCCACGACTTCGGCGGCCGCCGAGAGCGGCGCATCGTGGGAAATTTGAACCAGCTTGCGCTGGATGTTCTTCGGGAGCTGCCGCGCGTCGGTCGACAGGCGCATGCGCTCGGCCCGTTTGGCGTACTCGGCTTCCCGGCGCCAGTTCGCAATCTGGCTCTTGGAGTACCCGAGTTCACGGGCGATCGCATCTTCGGTGTGGTCGTACTTGAAAAGCGTCAGGGCGGCTTCGTGGGCTTCCTCGGTGGACAAGCGGCGGCCGTTCATCTGGTTCAGTGTGGCCGCGAACGCTTTCGCGAAGTCGCCGTTAGGGAACGCCACCTGGAAGGCTGGAAATGTCTTCCGCCGCAGCGTCCGCGCCGCGGCGATGCGCGTATTCCCATCGATGATCATCGTGTCATTCCACAGGACGATGGGCGGGAACACGACGCCTTGCCGCATCTGCTCGACGTACTCGGCGACTTGAATGGGATTGACCCGATGTTCGAGCTCGCGAATCTGCGAGCCTTCGATGACCTTGAGATCCGCGACGGCCACCTCTTCGACGTAGCGGTAGTCGAGATTCCACTCACGGATCTTGGCTTCGACTTGGATCCCGACCTGGCGCGCATCGCTGACGGGAGTGGCCATCGGGCCTTCCTCAGGATCGGCCACAGGATCGGACGTGGGTTCTAGAATGGGAGTGGGCATGGTGTGGGGCTCCTTCAAAGCCCCATGCTGGCGCTGGCCGGGACATCCCCCGACCAGCGCCTGCCCGTTATACGCGCGTCAATGTGTGTGTGTCAAACATTGGATGCACCATCCTATAGCTCGGCCGCACGGCTGGCGCTAGGACGCGCGCGTGGCCGGGACCGCAGCGAAGGCCGGCGGGCTGGGGAGCGCGTCGCAGGGCGGGCCGCTGGGGCCGTCGGCGGGGCCGTTCTGGCGGCGTCGCGTGATCCAATTTGATCCAATCCTTCCACGACGCGGCTGTGCCGCACGCCAGCGAACTGCGCGTTTTTGTTAGGAAATTGCGTCAGATGGCAGCGGACGGTAGCGGCAAAATCCGCTTAGGAGGCGGGTGCTCTATCCATCTGAGCTACACGCGCAGACGTTACGCTAACTCTTTTGACTGTTGGGTCTTACGGCCGTTTTTCCGTACCAATTGTGGCCCCGCCACGGGCCGGATTTCGCTGCGCTGATCCAATCGTGATCCAATTTTTCCCGCGGCCTCAGCCCGGGCGCGATCGTAGGCCGCCATCTTCTCCGCCAGCCCTTCCGGCCGCACGTTCAGATAGATCCGCGTCGTCTCCAGCGACTTGTGCCCGAGCAGGAACTGGATTTCGACCAGCGAGAACCGGCCGGTTTCGTACCACTGCGACGCGGCCTCGTGCCGGATGTCATGAAAGACCAGGTCAAGCGCGCCGTAGGCGGCCCGGGCGGCCGGCGTCAGTCCATGCGTCGTCGGGTCGCGCGTGACGGCGTGGCCGTGACTGCGAAGCACCGCCTTCTCCCAGGCCGTCGAGATGCTGCGGACCTGCTCGCCAACGGCGTTGCCGAACACGAAGGCGGCCGGCGGGAGCCGCTTGCCATCGGGCCCGACCTGGCGCGCCTCGAGGACGGCCCGGAAGGGCGCCAATAGCGGCAGCGTGCGGACCTCGACGCAGTCGGGATCCTTACTGTCGTGGAACGTCACGAGGTTCCGCGGCAGGTCGACGTCCCGCCATTGGAGTGTCGTCAGCTCCGCCAGGCGCGCCCCACTCTCGAAGGACGCGATGCACAGATCGCGCAGCCGCGGGTCGGCCACCGCCAGCAGCCGCTCATACTCGCCGGCCACCAGCACGCGCCCGCCGGCCTCGACGACGGGCAGTGCCAGCCGGCGACTGCGCTGGGCGCCCTTCCGCCGCTTGACCGTATGGCTGGCGTCGTCGGGTGCGATCCATTCCGTCGTGCGATAGCCCTCGCGGATCGCCCAGCGGCTGAAGGCCCGCAGGAACTGCACCATCTTGTTCCGGTAGTTGACCGCTTTCCCGGCAGCCACCTGCGCCTTGTAGAACCGCGCGACGAGCGCCGTGTCGATGCCGCCGATCGGCAGGTCGCCGAGCCGCTCCGCGCGATCGGGCACGCGCCAGCCGGTGACGACGGTAATCATGGATTTCAGGTTGCTCTTGTACTTCGGCTTCCGTTCCGGGTCGGCATCCACGATTGCCTGGTAGGTCGCGGCGACGCGCGCGAACGTGTGGCCGTGGCTCTCGGTGGGCTGCGGCGTGTGACGGACGGCGCAGCCGTTCGGGCCGAGCGGCGAGAACGTACCCGCCTTCATGGCGGCGATCATCTCGGCCGCGACGGTTTCCGCGGCCCCGACGCTGCGGACCTGTGCGTGTCCGACCCAGTCGTCCACACTGATCGTCCAGCGGCGGCCGCGGACCATCTTGCGCACATGAAACCCGTGTGAACACTTCGCCCAGCGACCCGAGGGGCAGTCACACCGCTTCCACAGTTCCCGCCTCATGATGTGCCGCCGTTGTCCATGCGCTGACGAATCGCGCGGACGTCGCGCAGCGCCTCTTGGACGAGGGTTTTGATCTGGGTGATCTCCGCGTGGATGTCGTACGGGCCATCAGGGTCCTGGCGGGGCCTCGGGCCGAGCGGTGAAAACGTGCCGGATCGCATGGCCGCGAGCATGTCGGCGGCGACGGCTTCGGCTTCCCCGACGCTGCGCACGTCGTGGTGGCCGAGCCAGGCGTCGAGGCTCACCTTCCAGCGGCGCCCCTGGACCTGCTTGCGGAAGTGAAACGGGTGATCGCACTTCGGCCAGCGCGCGCGCGGGCAGTCGCATTGTTTGAACAGTTCGGGGATCATTTCGGGGCTTTCTTGTCGCGCCCGCGCAATACGGTAATGAGCGCGCGCTGTTCGGCCGGCGTCATGCGCTGCACGATTTCAAGCACCGTGCGCAGCGTGGGCGAGAGATCAGGCGCCAGCGGCGCGAGCAGATCCGCCGTGGTGGTGTGCAGCGCGGCGGCCAACTTGCCGAGCGTCTGCTGTTGGACGGTTTTGACTTTCCCCTTCAGCACATTCCGAAT